TCGTCCAATTTATCCCCGAAAATGACGGAAACGGTTCACAGAGGCCCGATGACTGGTAATCTGTAGAAAATGACCCTAGAACTTGTACAAAGCCCACCAGCCCTTACGGGGGCTGTTTTACCTAGGCTGCATACGCCATGGCTCGAAGGCGAATCTAAGGTAGATGCCATCATTGAACTTGCCGAACGTATCGGCCAGCCCCTTTTGGAGTGGCAGATCGTAATCCTGCGAGATATGTGCGCCGTAGATGAAAATGATCTGTTTATTAAAAAATCTAGCTTGTTAGTTTGCAGCCGCCAGTCCGGTAAAAGCCACGTTCTGCGTATGCGCGTACTAGCTGGGCTGTTTTACTTTGGCGAGATGAATATCCTTATTATGAGTTCGCAGATGCTCATGGCCTCTAAGTCGCTGGAGATCATGGCAGGGATCATTGACCGTAATGAGTTCCTACGCCGCGATGTAAAGGGTGGCAATATTGAAAAGGCTTACAAGCGCACTAATGGCAATAACCGAATTATCCTAGAATCAGGCGCGGAAGTTCGCGTAGTAGCTGCGACTGCAGACTCTAGCCGTGGTTTAACGGCCGATGTAGTCTGGATCGATGAGCTGCGCCATGTCGGTACAGAGGCGTTAGATGCCGTAAAAAGTACGACTTTAACTCGACCTAATTCGCAGCGGTTCTATACGTCAAATGCTGGCTTTAAGGATAGCCATGTACTAAATGACATGCGCGAAAGATCGCTAAACAAGCCGCCTAAGTCGGTGGGCTATTACGAGTACAGCGCGCACGATGGCTGTGACATCTGGGATCGATCAGCCTGGGCGATGGCTAACCCGTCATTAGGCTTATTGATAACCGAAGCCGCCATGGAGGAGATAGTCGCTACCTCCGATTACAGCGCGGTAATGACTGAGAACTTATGCAAGTGGGTAGGCACAGACTTATCACCGTGGACACCTGGCAGCTGGGAGGAGTGTGCCGATCCTGATCTGATCTTGTCACCTGGCATGTACTCGATGTTTGCCTTTGACCTAGAACCACACGCAAAACGCCACGCAGCTTTAATGGCTGGGGCTATATTGCCCGATGGTCGAATTGGTATCAGCCTGGTTAAGACATGGGAATCGGATCGTGCGATCGATGAGCTAAAGATCGCCGTAGATATTAAAGGCTATTGCGATGAGTGGATGCCTAAACAAGTCCTGTTCGATAAATATACCGGGCAGGCTATTGCCGACCGACTACATGTATCAGGCATAAAAGTGGAGGACTGCTCAGGATCGCAGTTCTATACAGCTTGTTCTACTTTTAAAGATTACATAGACAATAAGCGCGTAGTTCACGGCGATCAAGAATTCTTAAACGAGTCGATGGATAACGTAGCTGCTAAAAGTAACGATCAAGCCTGGAGAATTATCCGTAAACGATCCAGCGGCAGCGTAGCCGCGCCGATCAGCGCAGCCATGCTAGTAATGCATCTATCTAAGCCAATGCAGGAAGCCAAAATATACGCCTAGCGACACGCCGAATAGAATCGGTAATGTGCTTGACAATTTGAGAAAATCCCACCTATGGGATTACTGGAAACTTTAGGCTTTAAGGGTAAGGCAGAAGTTACTGCCCAATATGCCCCTGCCATTATGGACAGTACCTACGGTGCTGGCATGTACAGCTATAACAGCGGCCTATCTAACTATGGTTATGGCGTTGCGATCGATCGCAGCCTAGCTTTACAAGTACCTAGTGTTAGCCGTTGCCGCAATTTAATTGCAGGCGTTATATCAAGTATTGAACTAGGCCTATATAAAAAATCTACAGGCAAAAAATTAGAATCCCCGGTATGGCTAGAGCAACCAGATATACGCCAACCGCTTAGCGTTACCTTGGCTTACACAGTAGATGCTTTGCTATTTTACGGCGTTGGTTATTGGCGCGTTACATCTCTATATGCAGACGATGGCCGTCCATCTGGTTTTGAATTTATCCCAAATACTCGCGTTACCGTAACTACAAATAAGTACGGCGATGAGGTTGAGTATTATTCTGTAAATGGTGAACGCGTACCTATGGGTGGTATTGGTTCGCTAGTTACATTTCAATCATTACTGCCTGGAGTATTGCAAACTGGTGGCCGCACTATTCAAGCTGCGTTAGATATTCAAAAGGCTGCAGCAATTGCAGCTGCTACGCCAATGGCAACAACGATCCTTAAAAATACCGGGGCTGATCTACCAGAGGCGCAGGTACAAGGCTTACTAGCTGCATGGAAATCGGCTAGACAAAATCGCAGTACCGCATATTTAACTAGCACTTTAGAGGCGCAAAATATTGGCTTTAGCCCTAAAGATATGACCTATAACGAAAGTAGCCAATACCTAGCTACTGAAATAGCGCGTTTAATGAACGTGCCTGCGTACTACATAAGTGCAGATATGAATAACAGCATGACATATCAAAATATATTAGATGGCCGTAAAGAATTCGTGGCTTACTCATTACAGCCATTTATTAGCGCGATTGAAAATCGTTTAAGCATGGATGACATAACTGCACATGGTAATCGTGTGCGCTTTGCTGTAGATGAAACTTTCCTACGCGCAGACACTATGGCGCGACTAGATGCAATAGAAAAAATGTTAAACCTTGGCTTGATCGATGTTGAGCAAGCGCAATCAATGGAACAGCTAACACCTAATGGATCAGGAGATACTGCAAATGTTGCACTTAACGTTTAATAACGCGATCGAAGCGGCCGATGGAGATCGCCGCATGATCTCAGGCAAAATTGCGCCATACAATGAAGTCGGTTATACATCTGCTGGCCCGGTTGTATTTGAAAAAGGATCTATCGCAATTCCAGATGCAACAAAAATCAAATTGCTAATGCAACATGACAGCACTAAGCCAGTAGGCCGTGCTACAAACTTTAGCGATGGCACAGATGGCATTTATGCATCTTTTAAAATTTCAAGTAGCAGCCGGGGACAGGATGCACTTGTACTAGCTCAGGAAAACCTTGTATCTGGTTTATCCGTTGGTGTGGATGTATCCGCATCAAAGCAGATGAAAGGCTACCTGTTAGTTACCGCTGCAGTCCTGAAAGAAGTAAGCCTTGTAGAGTCGGCTGCTTTTGATTCAGCGGCCGTAACTGATATTGCAGCGGCTAAAGCTGAACTAGAAGCAGCGATGAGTAACAGCACAAAAACCACAACGATCAATACGACAATCGTAGAGATCGAAACCGAAACCGAAACCGAAAGCGAGGCAGCTGTGACTACAGCCCCTATTGATACACCGGATGTACCGGCAGAAAAACCAGTCGAGGCTGCACCAGTTCAAGCAGCTCGCCAAATTATTCGCCCATCCGTATTAGACAGCCAAACAGTCCGTACACCAATTACATCTATGGCAAAGTACACAGAGCATAAGATCAAGGCTGCACTAGGCAACCAAGATTCAATGCTTTACATTACTGCGGCCGATGATGATTTCAGCACTAACCCAGCATTTAGCCCAACACAGTACCTATCAGAGTTCCCAACCAATACACGTTTTGGAACACCATCGATCGATGCATGTTCACGCGGCGTATTGCCAGCAAGCGGCATGACAATTAACGTGCCATCTCTTGTTACATCAGCAGGCGGTAAATCAGGTGTTGCACCAGTTGTAACAGTTGAAGCCGAAGGCGGCGCAGTTGCCAATACAGGTATGGTTACTGAGTACCTATCAGGAACTGTAAACAAGTATTCAGGTATGAACACGATCAGCATCGAACTGCTAGAACGTTCAGATCCTAATTTCTATGCTGAACTAACACAGCAACTACAAAATGCTTACCTAAAGACACTTGACACAACAGTTAATGCTGCGTTAATTACTGCAGGTACTGTTGCAACTACTGCACAAGCTGCTACATCTGCAGGCATCATTGGTTACGCATCAGAATCTGCTCGCCTTGTATATGAGGCAACTGGTTACTACGCACAGAACTACATCGCCAATGGATCTCAATGGCAGCTACTTATGGGTGCATCAGATACAACTGGCCGCCCAATTTACTCAGCATCTCAGCCAATGAACGCAGGCGGTTTAACACAACCTGGTTCAATTCGCGGCAACGTGCTTGGCCTAGATCTATATGTCGATAAGAACTTTGCAGCTACTACAACAGTAGATGACTCAGCGATTATCCTTGCACCAGAAGCATTTACTGTTTACCAATCACCACAGGCATATATGTCTGTAAATGTTGTAAGCAACCTACAGGTACAGGTAGCGATCTATGGCTACATGGCAACAATCGCCAAGATGCCTAAGGGAATTATCCGTTACAACTTCACCTAAGAAATAACACTAATAGTCGGTGGGCGATTAGCCCTTTCGCCCACCGACCCCTACTAAGTAAGGAGTTCCGATGCCAGCTAGTTACGTTACCGTAGCCGAGCTACGTGCCAATTTAGGTATCGGTAGTCTTTACTCAGATAGTACGGTCGAGGAGTGCTGCCAAGCTGCACAGGATCAAATTAACAGTTTCCTTTGGTTTGATTCTGCGCCAGTCGTGGGGACTGCATTGGTAAGTAATGTTGCTACCGTAATGTTGGCCAACCCCGGTTTATTTACCGTTGGAGAATCGGTGACTATCGCCGGGGCTGGCTCTACATTTAACGGCACTTACACAATTACTGCCACGTTGCCATTTAGCACAGGCACTACAAATTTATTGCCAGCATTTAATATGCA